ATCAAGACGCTGACGTTTTTCAGTGAACAGGACCCGCTAAAGCTGCTCGCACGCTGGAGAGGGGGAACCAATGGTAACTAACGATCCGCTGGTGGTGACGAACGTGGTGGCCTGTGCCGCCATTGTTTTGCGCCTGATGATGTTCCGTAAGCCTGGCGGGCGACATAACCCGTGGGCTTCATGGCTGGCCTACCTGATTATCCTGGCGTATGCATCGGTGCCGTTCCGGTATCTGTTTGACTCCTACCTGCATACCCACTGGGCAACTGTCGCCATCAACTTAATCATCTGCGCTGCCGTGTTCCGCGCCCGGGGCAACGTCGCGCGGCTCTTCCATGTACTGAGGCCGGAATGAACCAATCACAATTTCAGCAGGCGGCTGGTATAAGCGCCGGATTAGCTGCGCGCTGGTTTCCGCACATTGAAACGGCCATGAAAGAATTCGGTATCACTACACCGGCTGACCAGGCGATGTTTATCGCGCAGACCGGGCATGAATCTGTTGGCTTCACCCGGCTGATGGAGAGCATGAATTACAGCGTGGCAGGCCTGGCGGATTTCGTTCGCGCCGGGCGACTTACTCAGGACCAGGCTAATGCGCTGGGCCGCCGTTCGTATGAAAAAGTGTTGCCACTGGAGCGCCAGCGTGCCATTGCCAATCTGGTTTACAGCAAACGACTTGGCAATAAAGCACCGGGTGATGGCTGGAAATATCGAGGACGCGGCCTGATTCAGATCACCGGTCAGGATAATTACCGACGCTGCGGCGCCGCGCTGAAACTCGATTTGGTCACCAGCCCTGAGCAACTGGAGCAGGACCGTAATGCGGCACGTTCGGCGGCATGGTTCTTTGTCACCAGCGGATGCCTGCTTTACTCCGGCGACCTTGCCCGCGTCACGCAGATTATTAATGGCGGGCAAAACGGGCTTGAAGACCGCCGAGAGCGTTATAACCGTGCTCGGGCGGCATTGTTATGACCCAGGTGCTGCTGAGGAAGTACTGGTTTCCGCTGGTGGTGCTGGTGTTGATTGTCGTATTGGCCATTCTGGTTAACCGGTACCGTGAAAAAGCCATTGAGTTTAAAAAGCAGCGTGACGAGAAAACACAAGCGCTAAGTCTGGCGACCGCCACCATTAACGACATGCAGGTGCGCCAGCGCGATGTTGCAGCGCTGGACGCTAAATGCACAAAGGAGCTTGCTGATGCGAATGCTGCAAATGATGCTCTGCGTAGGCGTCTCGATAATGGTGGCAGGGTGCGCGTTAAGGGAAGTGTCCCACTCAGGATTACACCTCCACCACCGGCAGCATGGGCGATGCAGGAACCGTCGAACTCGCTGACCTTGCTGGACGAAACGTTCTCGGTATCCGATCCGGAATCATCCGCCACCAGAAAGCCCTGAAGTATTTGCAGGACTACATCACCAGGCAATGCCTGTAACTACTTAAAGTATTTATCCATGGGGTCGTAATGCTGGTATTTTCTGTAAAAAAAGAGCCAGTAGACAAATCCTATGGCAGCACCTAGCCCTGCCATCATGAGATAAAGATCCTCGCGGTGGTAAAGCAAGTCAGAGAAGGAATATGAACCTTTCCATATATCAATAAGGCTACCGCCAATCACCACATCTAAAATCAGGGCCATCAGTGGCAGGGCAATAGCATATGCCGCCATGAGGTAGAACAGAGCTCCAAGTCTGTACTTGGTATTTATGTGCATAGCCTGTCTCCTTACAAGTTGCTCTGAAGCATAACATAACCACTCAAGAGCCTGACTTCGGTCGGGCTTTTTTATTGGGCATGACAAACCCCAAGAAGAACTGCCACCCGAAATGGCAGAGCATGACCACAAACACACCGAACCTTAACCTGTGAAATGAGCCTTTGGAGACGTCAGTTTAGTGCTGGCGAGCCTTCGGTGGGCTGGCGTTTCATTTCGGCAAAGGTTCATCTCAAAAAGTAGGAAAACGCTATGCAATTAGTAGAGATTAAGAAACTCGACCTTGTCACTAATACCGCAGCAATAGCAGACGGGGTGGGCCGAGACCATGACGCTATCATTAAGCTGGTTGACCGCAATAATATAGATCTTGAAGAGTTTGGAACTGTCGGATTTGAAATCCTTAAGTCAGGCGGCAAGC